GCACCAGTTCGCCAGTATCTCGCTCGTATTTAAGTCTTTCGTTTTCCGCTTGCCAAAATGCTCGTCTCTCAACAGGCGACAAGCTATCAACATCCGCCGTCATTTTTTCGGCAAGCCCGATTTTGATTAAATCAGATAGTGCATAGAGCTTTAATTTTGAATTACTGCCAATAGCTGGCGTTAGTCCTGCAAGCCTTTGTGACACGGTTTGCCGATGCATTCCGACCAGTTCGGCGATCTGATTTATATTGAGTTTTAAGTCGTATAAATTATCCATAGCCGAGACCGTTAAAATGCCCAAAAAGAAAAAAGATGATGATGCCTAAGATGTCAAAAAACTGTCGAAAACCGCGCGCCCGAAACCCCGTGGAAAGGGGCATCCCCTCAGGAGTACCTTTTCTAACCTGACTTACTCACGCAAATTTTGTTAAATTTATTTAATTTGTAATATTTACATTACATAGCTTAGATATAACCCCAAAAGACTTGATGTTTCCCTTAGGGGCATAGCTGAGATATGTAGCGCATATAAAACAAAAGCGACTGTTATCAGCCGCCTTTATTGAAGATTTAAATATTAAATACCGTTTTACCTTGCTCATTGGTAACGTAGATATGGTCTCCGGTGCCAATTAATCTGTATGCAATCTCTTTCTCAATGCCTTGATCGCCGTATTCATCATCTGGTATAAAATCAATTATTACACCAAAGATTGATGTTGGATTGTTTCTTGCCGAGCAGTAGATTGATTCCTCACGGATAACCTCTTTACACTCTTGGTCTCCATAGATTGGTTGAGTGTAGTAGATGCCGTTAAGTGTGATAGGTCTCACTTTTAATTTGTCTGCCAATCTAGTCATCTCTTCGAACTCACGAGAGGTCTCATCGTAAAATACAAAGCTATTACTCTCGGTGATTGACGTTACACCGTCTTGGATGATTTTAATTGTTAGCATAATTGCTCCTGTTGTTTTTGTTGATAAAAAAAGACCGCACTTTAATTGGCGGTCTTGGTTTGGTTAATCCACTTATTGAGATTATCTACTTGGCTTGCGCACTTATCTCGTTCTGCTGTTACCTTAACAAGCTGTATGACTACATCACCGTATGTTTCACCAGTAAACGCTGTTTTAACACAAGGTGCAGTGTAGGCTTGAGGCGGGTAAATATATTCCGCTTTGGTCGTGACTCTATTTGTACAGGCGGTCAAGAGCAGACTGAGGCAAACGAGTGTGAGCACAAGGCTGTGTCTTAATGATTGTTTTAACTGATTCAGCATTTTCTGTTGCTATCCTTTCTATTTCATCATTGCGTTGCTGTTGCTCAATGACTGCATCACGCTCTTGTTGTAGTGCAATGTTCAATGCTTTGTTGGCATTTTCTTGTTGCTGAATGGTTTGGGCTTGCGCTTGGTTCTCGGCCTTTAAGCTACTTATCTTCTGAGATTGATACCAAGTCCAACCGCACAAGCCCAAAATCAAGCAAAGTGCGGTTAGCTTTAAGGCTGTTTCAAATCGGCTAAACATAATGCTTTCTCTTTTTCTCTGCGAGAGACTAAGCCAGGTAATATCTTTCCGCCTGCATATACCCATTTAGGATATTCATAACAGGCTTGGTGATAGTTTCCTGCTCGCAATTGTTTGAATAAAGTGGAATTACGAACAGCGCCACAACCTACATTAAAGGTAATCGATACGGCAGAATCAAAAACAGACTGAGGTAATGCTCGGCCATTGCCATAATTCAACACACATTTCTCGGCAACTTGAATATCGTTTTTCCAGCGCTCCGCAATCTCTAAATCCGTGTATCGATGTTTTGGATCGACAGGTTGACCGCTATATGCTGTCGAGCCAATACCAACAGTTAAAACATCGGATGGGCATTTGTACGGGTCTCGTCTGCAACCCTCTGCATTGCCAATAATCTCTGCGCCTTTAGGGCTAAGGATAAGCTCCTCACCAAACTGCGCATACATCAATGTAATAATGCTCGATACTGCACAGACAAATCCTGCTGCACCAAGCGTGGTTCTAGTCCTCGTCAATTTCATCAGGTAGCCCTCGTTTTAAACGCTCCATGCGCACCTTATGTATTTCTTCCTTGCGCTCATTTTCTCTTCTCATCATTCGCCCTTCGGCACATTTTGAATAGACATTAACAAGTGCGGTCAAAATACCAATAGCCAAACTAAGCAACATAAGGTTATTCTGATCGCCTAACCAAGCCAGCACACCAGAAAACCCTGACCATACATAAGTTTGATTTCCCGGGTCTTTAAACATTTTCATACTCCACCCCATTTACAGGGCAATAAAAAAGCCCACGCATTAACGTGAGCTTGTGATAGATGTCCTTACCCCGTGCAATTTCTCGCGCAATAAAGTCTAACAAGGCAAGGAGCTATTACTGTAAACAAAAAGCCCCGACCGTTTCCGATCAGGGCTGTAAAAATTTATTCGGTGAACATCACTTACACAACGACCACCTTACATCTAAATGATAGGACAAGATGACAAGGTTTGTCAATAAGTAATTTTGATACTTTTTGCATTTTGTCGTCCAGTTCGCAAAATAACGAACCCAGTTATAAGAAGTTCGTGAATTATTGCCTTCGCTAATTTTAGCTCTTTTTCAACATTCCGTATCATCGTTTTAAGGCTTGGAATGCGGATATCTGGTTTGCCTGCGCACGGCTGCATTTTTATCTCTCCGCAGTTTTCACGGAGTTTAACCGCTATATGATTAATAGTACTTTTATTAACATAATAGGAAAATACGATATAGTGTAAAGTGCGGTCGTTTTTAAGGAAAAATCTCTCAATAACTTCGCTAATCATCATTCCTGTTGAGTCATCGCAAATTGGTTCATTTTGCTCTGCAGGAATGACTGATTGCATTAGTTTTGCAATAATATTTAATTGCAACTTATCAAGTCTACCACTGCGCACCCATGCGCCCCATTGATACATATAACGGTCAACAAATTCTTCTTGCTCAATCGTTAGTTCTGATAACTCGCTAAATTTACGCATGAATACCTCTAATTTTAATGATTGACTTACCTTTGCTTACTACGCCTTTCTCTTCAATCGAATATTTACGAATAATTTTCCGGTTATCATCTTTAATTAAGCCAGCGCCAACTAAGCTATCAAAAATTCCTTTAGGCAAATTATCAAGGTCGCGCGGGCGATTATCGGGAAAGTAAATTTCCATCTTAATTTCAACCGCACTTTCAAATGGATCGAACTGTGAGCAAACCTCAGTAGCAACACGTTTAAACTCCCGTCCTGCTTTTGATATGTAATGCCTACCTTGCCTTGTGTGCTTCCAATAATGATTCACGCTCGGTGGGTACCGCAGACAGATTTCAAGCCAATCACTCATAACTTGCCCTCCTTGCGCAAAATTTGCTGTGTTCGTAACACACCTTCAGCATGTGCTAGACGGACATATTCAGCATCCATTTTTCTAGTTCTACGGTCACATTCATCATGGCAAGATGAGCATGCCCAAGCACCAAAAATATCATCGGGCTTCATACCAACTCCATTTAATCCTGCCATACGATAATGTGCTAATACGGTCGTTTCAGGATTATGATTACAAATACCAGGCAACCGCACTTGACACTCTCGGCCTTTCGCTTCTTTTCTCAAATTACTCATTACCCAAACACCATCTGAAAAATTACCCAAACCGCCACAATCCAAAGTACGATTTTTAACTCTAGAATCTCGTCATCGTTTAATTTCATTTAGCTCACCAAACTCATCACGCCATAACCAATACCGACTGCAATCAAGATAAAATATGCCAATGTGCTTACGACCAATATCCAGTTAAAAAATCTAGCAATGAATGGGGAAATTAAGCCAAGAAGAAGTGCCAATAAAGGTAAACTCATCACTATCAACATCAGCGCAAAGTAAATAATCCAGTCCATTTTAAAATCCCCATCTATCGTTAAATCTCACACCATTTTGCACGCCCCATGCGGTCGTATATTCAATCAAGCTGGCCATGCGTCTAACACCCATTTTTGATGTTTGCTCCCGTACATTAACCAACTCTCCTTCAATTCCGGTAACCAACTTATAGGGTAGTTTTGTTGCGATGGTATGCCCGCTCACCAATAAATTTTTCCATCCGTATAAATCGTATTTATCGCCTTGCCATAACGCCTGATTTGATATATCACCAAGCATTGCATGAAATTTATCGTTCTGCTCCATTGAGCGGTTTTTTACTTTTATCTCCACAACAAGAGGATCTGATTCGCTTATTGGCAATTGGCGGATAGTGTCGATCACTCGATTTCTTACTGCCTCATTGACTAAATACATCCGAGGGTAATTATGCTCCATCGTAACCACCTACTTTCTTGATAAAATCAAGGCTAATTGAACGTGTGACAAAATCTTCCATCGTTGGATCAAACACTACGACCATTTGCCCTTTGCTATTCCCCTTGATTTCTTTTCCTGTTACAGGGTTGATAAATGCAATTCGACCACCTGTGATATCAATCACTTCATTCGCCACGCCTTGAATGTGGTTTTGATACCATTGAGTAGATTTATCATTGTTGAGTAACATCACGACCAAATAACCAGCATCACATAATTCTTTCGCGCGTTGTAGATATGGTGTAACGTTGGAATAAGGCGGATTCACATAGATTTTTAACGGAGCCGCACAACGTTCCGCGACTTCGTCCAACAATACATCTAACATTTGCTCAATCGGCATTAGAAAGTCATCTGTGATTGATTGATGTTCATCATTATCTGAGTTAGGTTCGCCGATATAGCGCCATGTCAAGGCGTTGTTTGCTGTTGCGCAACCATCAAGATCGAACCATCCGAAACGTTGAGATAGCCATTCAAAAACATAGTCTGGTGTTTGCCATGTATTTTTATCAAATTGTTGTTCAGACATTTAATTCACCCCCATAATTGTTTTTAATCTAGCTACGCCTTGAATTGCTACCTGTCTATCGATAACTTTGGTTTTTTCTTCAATCGCTATTGGAATAGGCTCAAATTCATCCCCAGACCGCACTTTTACAACAGCTTGAGCCAAAATACGTGGCATTGCTTTTTGACAATCTTCCCATTTCTTCTTGCTGTAATTTCGGTAAAGTTCAGAAAGCAACCAATATTCGGCTGGGGAGCGAAAATTAAAATTGTGAGGCTCTTTCGCATAACCAAAGTATTTTTTAAGTCGTTGCTCAAGTTCTTCTAGTGTTGGTAAGCCTAATTCGTGATAACTTTCAAACTCGCACCAAGAAATGAATTGCCCTACACTTGGGAAAAATGGACTGGTCGATTTTGCTGCTAAATCAAGTCCGTGTTTTAATTTCATCGGTTCAACTACGCCAGCTTTGAATAGCTCTTCGAGCCATACTTGCTTAGTCTCGTTATACTCGACTTCACTAGCAAACGCCTGTTTCCACGCAGGAAAGATTGATTTTAATCGGATAAACATTCTGTCAATCAAACGAACGGCATTGTCGGGAATATCTGATTTTTTAACCGCACTTTTCACGGCTTGCATCGGAATCACGTTTGTCATCTCAATTCCTCCGGTATCAAATCAGGATCGATATTTAATTTTCTGCCTACAGCCCAAGAACCATCATCAGCAAAAGCGCTTGTTTTTCGGGTGTTTGTAGCCGTTGCTATGTTGTCATCACGCCAATTCCATTCAGCTTTAAACCCTTGCCAATTGCGCTCGATGGATATCGTGATGGCTTTGGCAAGAGGTATTCCTGCTTTGTGCGCTTCTCGCTGATAGCCAACAAGTACGGTTTTTGTGATTGCTGCTCGTTTTGATTTTCGGTGAGCAATAAAATCTTCGGCAAGCTGACCAACAATTCCGAATTCAGCAAGCAAAGCGAGCGAATTTTTTTGCGTAGTTTTTTTATTTGTATTTTGAGTAGTGTTTTTTATATTGTTTTTTGTGTGTGAACTTTTTTCACTAGTCACTAGTGAACTTTTTTCACTGGTGCCATGAACTTTTTTCACTAGTGAACTTTTTTCACTAGTGAAGTTATTACACAGGTTAACTGAGAAAATTTTTACACCTCTACTCCCTGTTTTTTGATAAAGCAGATTTAGCTCAACTAGATGATTGCAGGCATCAATTACTGCTCTATTACTTAACCCTGTCACGCTCATTAATTGAGTAACTGAAACTGCATCAAAATCTTTATTCCAACCTTTAGTTTTGCGTAAAATAGCTAAGTAACATTTTAATTCCGCACCGCTTAGTTCTGACATTAATTCATCTATAACAGCATTAGGCACCTGGAAAGAATTTGGAATGAATCTGGAATCATTATTCATATCAAGCCTCGAATCGGTATTCTTTAACTCTCTTACCACTTGGAAGAACAACCCATCTATCAACAACTTTGTTCTTGTATTCCTCGTTCATATTTTTTATGTCGTAGATTCTTGCTCCTAGACGGGTGCAATTAAATCGGGTGTAAGCATCAAGCTGAGTCAATCGCTCGCCATTCAACAAAGCCTTTAGAATCTTTCCGTTTTGCGTTTGACTTGTTTTTTCGTTTGGATTAATATTTTCCATAGAAATAATTCCTATACTGAAATTGCCACGGTGTCCGCTGTGGCTTTTTTATTTCTTGTGTAACACAATCGCATATTCAATCGAATGTTGTGTTGCTGCCAAATGTTTACTCAATGCTTGACGGATTTTGTCTTCTTCTTGTGAGGTGACTTCACCGTCTTCTAACGCCTTTTCTAATAAAGCAAACAACAAGCCGCGCGCAGAAAGCTCGTGCAGTTGTAAATTGGCAAGCTCAACCTTGTCTAATTCATCCTCTGCCACATTAGGTACAAAACGACCACCTGCCAAACGGCATAATTCATCAATAAATTGAGTGCAGCCATATTCTTGCTGAATCGCAATTAATTCTTCATTTTTGAATCGTTGGCCCTTGGTTTGATAAAGACGATTGTTCAATTCGCTCTCGGTAAAACCTAAGAATCCTGCTACCGCACTTCTCCCCCCAGGAATCCGATCAATCATTTCGATAATAACTTTCTTCATTTCCATAATTTTTGCCTTATTTTTATGGTTTTCTTTTGCACCAATATGAGTAAATTAGTTGTCAGTTAAATTTGCTAAGGAATGTAAAATCTGCTTTTCAGTCACCTTGCCTTTTGTAGCCTTAACAATTCGCGGGATATGCTTAGCGTTAATACCGCCACCATTAAGCCAAAAGCTGACGGAAACCTGAGAAACTCCGCATTCTTGACTTAGCTTTACCTGAGAACCGCAAATTGAAATTGCTTTTTCGATTGCCTCGTTCTTCATAGTTCACCTTTAATTAAAATTCTTATATAGAATATAAGATATATTATAACTTGTAAAGGGTTTCTTATTTGATTTTATATAAGTTTATTTATAGGATCGGGCGATTAAGGAGGGTTTTATGAATACACTTGCTGAAAGATTGCAGTTTGCAATGGACAAAATGGGTAAAAACCAAGTTGAATTAGCCGCATTAGCCGGAACATCACAAGTAACGATCAGTAATATTTTGAACGGAGTTACAAAAAGCCCTAGAAATGGATTGCAAATAGCCAAGGCTTTGAAAATTTCGCCGGAATGGCTCTTAAATGGGACGGGTGAAATGGTGCAGCCCAAAATAGAATCAAACGTAGCCGAGACAGGCTCATTTGATCTGTGGGATCGCAATACGCCATTAAACGATGACGAAGTAGAAGTTCCGCTTTTCCAAGAAATACGCTTAGCCGCTGGAAATGGTTTCGCCGATGACATTATGGATTACAACAATTTCAAACTGCGCTTTTCACGCGCCACATTAAGACGACAAGGCGTGCAGTATGAAAATGCGGTGTGTGTGGTGGCAGACGGTAATTCAATGGAGCCAGTGATTCCAAACGGCGCGACCGTTGGCATTGATACCGGCAATAAAACCATTCGCGACGGCAGCATTTACGCCATTAATCATGGCGGGCTATTGCGGATCAAACTGCTCTACAATATGCCAAACAATCAAATAAAAATCCGTAGCTATAACACTGACGAGTACGACGACGAGATAGCCGATCTCAACGAAGTATCTGTAATCGGTAAGCTGTTTTGGTACTCGGTGTTGTTGTAGCGGTAGATTATAGGAGTTATTTGTAATATCCACCAAAGCCAAAAATTGAATTTTGTGGGATAGATAAAAGCGAATAGAGCGTTCTAGGGTGAGATACTATCTCCATTAACAATAATGAGAAAAAACAATGAAACACAAATATATAAGAAAAATAACACCTGATGAATTGGCTGATTTTTTAAATGCGAAAGGCGCTTCCAAAGATACATTTAAATGTCCAGTGTGTGGTGAGTTCCATCAAACACTAATTGATAATGAGTCAGTTTTAGATTCCGATGGAAATCCAATTGCCAAAGAATATGTAACAATGCAACCTGTACTCCCAACTACTATGTTTCCAGATCCTTATGAAGTTGGGAAATTAATCAAACAAAATAAAATCCCTGAACAGTATCGTTATTTAGGTGATTTATTAGGGGCGCTTGCCACCAGTCAAGTTATAACTATGGCAGTAATCCATGTGGTTTGTTCTAACTGTGGTCACGTAAGAACATTTCATAAATCAACCATTATGAACTGGCTAGAAGAACAAGGACGACTAGATGAGAAATAACATAAATAGCACTAATTTCCCAAATACTGACGCTATTCAGATTAATACTGGTATAATGGAAAGTAATCCAATTAATCAAAGGAATATTAACCAATTCATAATGGAACACTATACCGCCAGAGTAAGTACACTTGAGAATACAGTAAACACTATTTCTCAAGAAGTAAAAGATATTAAGCAAAATTACTTAACAACAAGCGCATTTTATCGCTTCGGAGTTGTGGCGTTAGTTGCGCTTGTTGGCGCTGCTTGGGCTTTGTATTCTCACATAGATACAAAATATGAAAATCGATTTTCATCCATAGACCAACGATTTGAAAAAGTGGAATCAAATATTCATTCTTTAGATGTTCGATTAACAAAAGTTGAATCTCGCTTAGATAACGTTGAACTTCGATTAACTAATGTCGAGAAAAAACTCGACAATATCGATGATAAACTCGATATTTTGATTCAGCAAAAACAAGCAAAAAAATAACTCTTCTACCCTATCAGATAACCGCCCTCGTGGCGGTTTTCTTTTGCTCCATCACCACCAAACGCCCCTCATGTAAAACTATATAGATCTGATTTAGATCTAAATAGACCTAAAACACCGCACTTTTCTACCGCATTTCTTCAAAGTGCAGCCCATTCATCATCTTTATTGCTCAAAAAAACACCAATCAAACAAAATTCTTTTCTTTAAAAATCAATCAAATATAAGAATATTTATAGTTTTTATATAAATTCCTATAAGAAATCACTTTACTAAGTATAAGATATCTTATATCATGCACCATCAAAACGAGATACACATAAACAAATATCTCGATGCTCTTTAAAAATTTGAAACAGGTTAATGATGGGAATTCATCTGTTTATCAAGCTCAGCAAGAACAACATTGCGAATAAGTGGATTTAACTCATATTTATCATTAGTCCAGCCGTACGAAATAAGTTCTTTTGACAAGAGTTTTTCAATGGCTAACTGAGTTCTGTTATCTGGGAAAATAATTCGCTCATTAAGGCAGGACATTGCAAGAACATGTTGCTCTTCTGTTGATAAATTATGAAGTAGATTGATTAATCTAGCTTGCTCTGAATTAGTTTTTAATGATTCACGCAGTTTTGAAAAAATTGATTTGGCCGCATTAGAAATAAGAATCCAAATCATCGTAGAAACCAACGCAAATATCAAAGAACCAAAATTGGCAAGAGTGAACCAATCAGGAAAGAATGCCGGTGTTTTAGCGTTGAGATACAACGTTAATTCTGGCGGAATGAACGTAAAGCCAATAAATAAGAAAACGAAGAACATAGTCATGTGATTAAAAACTACTTTGGTAAGTATGGTATTAAGTAACTTGGCGTACTCTTCCATGATGTTCCTCTGATTAAATTGTAGTCGCAGAGAGCATTATATTCCTCGATGTAGTCGCATACAAGAGGACTTGAGCCTTACAAGTATAAAGAAAGGCGCTCATCATTAACCTGTTTTGAATTTTAGACAATTTGGATAAAAACACACTCGTGAAAATGCCATTTGTGAAAATCGCCAGTTGCAGATTAAAAGCCCTGCACCAATGAGTGTGAGATATTGCGGTAATGACAAACGAAGCCAGTCGGTGGGATAAGCTAAACGCAATATCGCATTTTAAAGCACATTTAAAAAAGATAAGTGTACTTTGAAATGGTAATCAACAAACGAGGTTAAAAATGGAAGAAAAACAAGAAAGCAGCCTATCTGAAAGAGATAAAGAACAAATCAAATGGGCTGTATTAAGAGCGGTTGAAAACGGTTGTCTAGAACCAGCATTAATTGCCGATAGATGTTGTTTCGCACTTGAGCGCATTAATCGTTACGGCAAAAATACGGGGTCTGGGAGTTGTGGAGCTATTTATACCACTGCTCCTGAATAAATTGCTGTACTTCGGCAGACAATCCTCTCCAATAAGCATCACTCATATTTGCAACGAAAATAGAATCGTTGAAATCAGTCACTTTAGTTAGGTGATCTAAAACTTCATTAGCTGAATAAGAGGTGTGAAGATACCAAACAGATTGTTGGACTTTGGCCCACGCGCCTAGTTGTTTGATCTTTTCAATAAGTGCTTCGTAATTCTGTCCAGCTTTATTTAAGTCATAAGTGACTAAGATATTATTTTTCATAATAATCTCCTTATTTTGTGTTGTGGTTGGAGAAAATTATATTCCTTATGTGTTGTGGTGACAATAAGGGCTTGAGCCTTACAAGTATAAAGAAAGGCGCCCTATCTAGACAAAATCAGCATAGACTGATTGCACTACTCCACTTACCGCTCGAAAGTGCGGTCTTTTTTATTAGTTTTTTACTGAACTTGATGATTTTTTTATTCGTAAAAGTAAGGATAAACGATGACATTTAAAGAATGTATAATTTTTATACTCGCCATCAATCTCAACCCGCTTGGATTGTGGATTGACAGCTTTGTATTGCCGAAATTTTTCGACCAAGCTAATCAATATATCCAAAATGATGAAGAACACTTGCCAACCACAAGTTGCGACAGTCAAAAGGAATGTGTAAAACAAGACGTAGTTCGGTAATGCTGGAAGCGGATGGGTGAGCAAATAATCTAGCACCCTTTCCGGCATAGTTAGCCAACACAGAATAAATGATAAAAACCAAGTACAGATACGCAAAATAACCTCGTCAAAATGAGATTTGAGGACAGAAAAAATGGAAGAAAATAACGCTTCCCACATATTAAAGCTCCTTTTTTGTTGTGGATAATGACTGGACATCGTTATTTTAAACAACATTAAGGGAGCTTCAAAATGTGATGTTGACACCGCCCCCACTTCGGATTAAGATGCCCCACATCCAAGCCGTCTCAAACGGCTTTTTTTGTACCCCAAATTCACAGGAGAACTCCATGATCACCTACCAACAACTCTGCGAGCAACAACAAAAGTATAATGACGAACTCAACAAACGCTGTAATAATTTGCGTCAACTTATCAGCGAATTTTGCCAAGCAATAAGCCAAAACTTAGGGCTAAGTGATAAATATTACAACGCAACGATTAACGAAGTTTCCGCTACTGTACCTTATGTCAAATTGCTAGAATTAGACAGTGACGAACATCAACCCATTCATGTAATGAAATTACCAATAACTTTTGATGAACAAGGCGACCCGATAGCCGAAGCTGGCATTTCCCTCACCCTTGAAAGATCCCCGAATACCTATCCAAAGCAAAACGTATTTATTCGTATTGAATTTACATTAAAACAAAATACCCTCCACTTGCGCTTTATAGATTTTGATGATGGATTATTTCAAGTTACCGTTAATCTAGACGATAATAATCGCTTTGCTTATGCTGTTGAAGGCTACAAACAAGCCATTATGAAAACTTTCACAATTTAATTTGACAACACCGCTCACATCAGATTAAGATACCCCCACTTTCAACAGAAAGTCGGGAATTGGCGTTCCTGAATGTTACGAGCGGTGAAAAAGATAGTCGCTCAAAGCGGCTTTTTTTATAGCCGAAAATCAGTAAATCAAACCTTTAAAGGTATTACCAATTTGGTAACCCCTTTCAAAAGTAGTCAATGATGGACTGGTTAAGGGGATCGAAAGATCCGCCGTTTCTCGTAACACGGTACGCCAACCTTGATCAGTTCATCACCAGTAATTGGCGTTGCTTGTGATGAGTTTTTAAAACTTTGTTACGAGGCAAACAATATGACTACATCATTAACCTTTCAAAATACTAAACTTTCGGTTATCAATCAAAACAACCAAATTTGGTTATCTGCTTTAGATGTCGGTAAATCACTTGGTTATTCTCAGCCCGTTGTTGGTGTAACCAAAATCTACGACCGTCACCACGACGAATTTACCGAAAAAATGACCGCACTTATCGACATGCCAACGGCAGGCGGATTACAAAAAGTGCGTATTTTCTCATTGCGTGGCGCACACCTCATAGGCATGTTCAGCCACACCAAAATAGCCAAAGATTTCCGTAAATGGGTGCTTGACGTATTAGAGCAAGTTGCACAACCGCAACAACTCGCCTTGCCTGAACCTGAGAAATTCACGTTTGAATTTACTGAGTATGAACTTCAACAGCTTGCTTGGTTATGGTTCGCTTTCAAACGTGGCGTCGGCACTTTCCAACATATTGAGAGAGCCTTTAACGTTTTAGGCTCAAATATGAGCGGGCAAATCTACGGACAGGCTTACGAATATTTAAGCGTGCTACGTTCTACCAATCAAATCTTAAACCGCATCACAAGTGATTTTGACATCGACCCAATGACAAACTGGCGTGTATTAAAACACTTGCGAGGTTTTAATCCAAAAGCCGTAAAAATCGACTTCTAAAACAAAGAAAAATCCGACCGCACTTTTCCTCAAGAAATCCGTGTGGCGGATTTTCACACCCTAAATTCACTAAATTGATTAAAAAGGAAACAAAATGAGCTTATTTCTTCTCAAGAAACTGACACTAAAAATTAAAGAATTTAGCAATCACCGAATGTACTTTTTCACAGCCATAGTAAAAGTGAATGGCCCGAGCAACTAATAATCCAGTGGCGATTGTGGCTATCCATCTTAGTTGGCCAGAAGTGAGAACGATATCGCCAAAATAGAATTGTTCTTTCCCTGATTGGACAAGAAACATCGCAGAAAACACGATGCTCAACAAGAAAGCATTAACAAAACAAGTGACCCAATTACGCATAAGGACTCCTATGAAAGAATTTATAAAGGACTTAATCCGAGCCACATTAATCACATTAGAGGGCGATAAATTTGCTCGTTTTAATATGTGGCTTATCGTTATTTTAATCTGTGTACTACTCGCTGACAAATGCAGCTAAGGAACCAAAAATGCAAAAATTTACTGATGTATTCGCTGAAACCATCCCATTTCTTTGTAAAACAGCCATCGCCTTTTCCCTTGCTTTTTTAATTGGCGGTATCGCCTACTGTTTTGCCGATGAACCCACCGACTGGCACGACAACACGCTAAGCGAACAAATCCAACAAGAAGAACGCGCGAAAGCAAAGGCACAATGGCGTGAAGAAAACGGCATCTATCAAGCGAATTTAACGCCACAGGTAAATGCTGATATGTATCGTTATGTCGAGCAAAAGCAAGCCGAAATTAACCGCACTTGGAGTAAATAATGAGACTGACTTACAAAACCTACGCGGAATCGGCAGTAAAAGCAGAAAAGAAAGGTCATTACCTTGAGGCTGCAAAGAATTGGGTTGACGCTAAACGCCATACCGCAGTGCAAAAGAATATTGAGTATTGCCAACATCGTATTGATTTTTGCGAAAGACATCACTTTAGATTGAAATCAATGAGCCAGGAGCAAAACAATGAAACCCTACGCTGATTACTA